GTAGAGAATATCATAGCCCGAATAGAAAAGATTTGTTGCGTGGGTATGTCTAAGGCAATGAGCTGTAAACGGTTCTATGACCTGCGGAATACCGTCGGGGCAGTATTTACTGCGTGGAGCAATGCCGACAATTTTGCCTTGCTGTGAATTGAATGCTTCGAGGTTTAGGCAATTGATGTAACTCTCCCACAATCTCCGCCACGCTGAATTTGTCATAAGTTTGCCTTTGGTGGTTGTGACTACATAATCAAATGGGGAGTGGGGTGCAAGGCTTTTCAGATAGTCTGACAGAACGGTCGGAATATCAACCTTGCGGACACCTGCTTCTGTTTTCGCTCCTGCTTTTATGTAAGAATTGTTTCCGTCAAGAACCAAAGTCTGATGAACATTTATTTTGTTGCGTTTCAAGTCAATATCTGCCCATTGCAAGCCGAGGCATTCACCTCTTCGTAGTCCTGCAAGCAACATAATCATTGCCGGCAATCTTCCTCTGTGCGGAGTGTTGATTATTAGCTTTTGCTCTTCGGGTGACAAAGCTCTGCGCTCTTTCTTTTTTGCCGCATTCTTAGATATTTTGACATATTTCAGTGGGTTGAAGTCGATAGCTCGGTTTTCAATAGCGTACTCAAACACTCGGCTTGCAGTTGCGATGAACTCTTTCAGCGACTTTTTCGCTGTTGGTTTGCCTGTTGTAGGGTTCTTAGCGGCTAAGTCAAACACGATTTCCTGAAAATCGGCAATTGTCAGCTTGTTGATTTTACAATGCTCAAGTTCTGCAAAATGTTTGAGATACCGTTCAAGCGTTTTGTATTGTTGCGGTGTTTGCAGTGACCTCTGAACTGACAGCCAGCGTTTCTTCCAACAGCCGTATGTATCATCGGAAGAGATGTCTATGCCTTTGCCGAGTTTTTGTTTTAATTCGGCGGCAAGCGTTTCAACCTCTTTTCGTGATGTGCCGCATACGGATTTGTACTTTCGTTTACCGTTTTCATCTCGTCCGATATAGATGTTCTTCTGATAGCGCCCGTCTTTGCGTTTTTTCATTTTATACACTCCTTTTGCTTAAAAAAGGGTGCAAAAATCCCCTGATATTCAAAACTTGAAAAATTCAGGGGAATATGATACAATATTGTAGCGTTATAATATCGTATCATCTGCACCCTGTGTGGATGATTCCGTTCTGTTCGAGTTCCAGTCGAGCAGGGCGGATTTTTTTTATTTAATTTTTATTTGCTATGAGCATTTTAACCTTTGCATTATAACTTACTTTATCGTTCTCATCGTAATGTTCACCAATTGTAAAATCGTTAATGCCAAGAATTCGCTCTTGATTTTCTTTAACAAAAGCTACATCTTCTATATGGAGATTGCCGACATCTAAACCGTTGACAAGCACCTTGATTGCAGGCTCGCCTTTATAATCGTATTCCTGTAACTGCACATTAAGCGCTTTGCCTGCTTTTTTGTCAGTTTTGAGTTGTTTAAGTAACTTCTGCCTGCCCTGAAAGGTAACACCTGCAACTTTAAAAACTTTCGTGTGCGACTTGCCCGATTCCGGTTGCATCGCAGGAGTTTTTACCTCTGATTTTGGCTTTTTAAATAATTTTGATAATAATCCCATAATAGCCTCCTCATTGACACATAATGTCAAATATTATATAATAATATTCGAGGAGTTCCAACTTCTCATAATTCCTATTCCTACCATAGCGGCAACTATGGTAGGTTTTTCTTTTTATTGATAAAATTTGCGAATTGTTCTTTCACCTGTCTTTCAAGAGGGTGCAGATAAAAGGCGTTTCTGCGTTCGAGCTCTGCCATTCGTTCAGCCCTGTAGGTTGCCGCGTCGAGGCTGATGTCACATAAATTTGCAATTACAGCGGCATTGATTACTTGCATTTCGTGCAACACACAAGCCGGAGCTAACAAGTCCCGAGCAAATACATTTGCCGAATGTTCGGCATCATCAGTTATTAAAAAACCGTTGCCACCAGCTTTAAATAAATGCCCTAAGAAAATGTGTCCAAGCTCGTGGGCAATTGTAAATCTACAACGCTGAGGAGATTGCTCATCAGCATAGACGATGTACAGCCTATCATCTTGCATCAAAGTTATTCCGCTCTCGTTTTGGTGTAGCAGATTGACCGCTGAATTTTTCAGCAAAGTAATATCAGCTTGTTTAGCTATTTGGCTTACCTTAACAGGCAGACTGTTAATTTTATAGTCGATTAAACATTGCCAAGAGGCGTTGCGTGCCTGTTTGTATTTACCATAATTCAAGTTTTACCACCTCATAGGTATATTTTAACCTATGGGGTGTTTTTTATTATGTAATGCTTATAAGTCTGTATCGTCAGGCTCAAACTTGCTAAGATCAGGTAAGTTTACTATTTCAATAGGTTGATTGTTACCGTCACTTCGTGCGGCTTTAACCGTTGGTATCAATATTTCATCTTCTACACCAAGCAATCTATCGACTGCGGGTTGCATTTCAGGGCTATTTCTGTATGCGATTATAAGTTTCTTTTCTTTGTCTGATGTTTCAAAAGGTAGTTTAACCGCATTGCAATTTTGCAAATCATTTATGCTAATTCCCAAACCTGCACAAATTTTAATCACACTATCAACAGCAGCTCCACCAATAGAGCCTTTAAGCATAGATCTAAGTGTGCTGTATGGTATTTCAATTTTTTTGGCAAAGGTTTTTACACTAAATCCTTTGTCACTTATTAACTGTTTTATGTAATCTTCTCTTGTCAAGTTAATCACCCTTTACTATTACTGATTGTAACACGCCGTTTACGAAAAATCAATACTAAAATGCGAAATTTCGTAAAATATTTTTAAAAATCCGTTGACAAGTGTGAAATATCGTGTTATATTTAATACAGAAACACGAAATATCGCATTTTAGGAGGTGAAAAATCGTGTTTGACAAAATCGAAGTAATCATTTTTGAAAAGAAAATGAAAAAGAAAGAAGTTGCCGAGAAAATGGGAATTTCATACGGACAGTTTTGTGCAAAAATGCGTGGGGAATATCCATTTACGCTTGATGAAGCTCTCCGCTTAAAGTCGGTTTTACAAACTGATTTATCTATCGAAGATTTATTCGGTTCGGCGGCTTAACAAATTCTTAAAAAGAACAGTAGGTAATACCACACAAACGCAGTCCCATTAAACGGACTTTGCTGAAAAGAGGTGAAGAAATGAAAAAGGAAGATAGAGATAAGGTTATAAATGCTTTATCAGAATTTGTCGTAAGGGTAGCAAAAGGAGAAGCGACCTCTATAGCAGAAGTTGCTGTTCTGCCTGAGGTCGCCAAGGTTTTGTTAGTCTTTGAGGGCTGAGTTTTGAAGTGCTTCATTTATGCCTTTAAAGAGTTCAGTATAGAATTTAGCCACTTCGTCGCCGTTATCACTGCAAGGAGACATATCAGAACTGTTAGCCTTTGCAACTGTAATTTCTTTGGCATACAATGCCGCAATTTTTGCAATTGAGTCTTCTCTCATAATTACACCTCACTTTCATTATATAGTGTAATGAATTGTAGTTCATCACTACATATAGTATATCATAGAAAGTTGGTGAAATCAATGCACATCAATGAATTTGCTGAAATCTTGCTTAAAAGCAGGAAACAGAAAAGTCTTTCACAAAGCGAGCTTGCTAAGAAATCGGGCTTTACTAAAAGAGCTATTCAGTATTGGGAAAAAGGCAAAAAGAGCATTTCTCTTGAAAATGCCGACAGGCTCTTAACGGCTTTAGGTGTAGAAATCAAGATAGGTAAAACAGAAAGCAGGTGAGAAAATGGCAAAACTTAAACTTATTGACACAGTCGAAATCGTTTCAGACAAAATTACCAACGAAAATTAAGGAGGTGTACATATGCCGAGAGAAAGACCTATTGTCAATTGGGATGATGTGCCTGTGATAATTGATGTGCCGTATGTGGCACGGTTGCTTGCACTTAATGTTGATTACACAACACGGCTTGCACAAAAGGGCGTTCTTCCTGCCCACAAAATCGGAAAGCTTTGGCGATTTGATAAGGAAGAAATCAGACAATACATAAAGGAGCATTAACAATGTGGTTAAGAAACTATCCGACACGCAGAAAACTGCTCAAAGATGTGGAAAACCTCAGAGCAGAGAACAGACATCTCAGTATTGAGCTGAGAAACGCAAGAACGGACCTTGCACTCGAAAAAACAGCGTCAAGCGGTTATCGTCACGAGAACAGAGAGCTAAAACGCAAGCTCAAAGCACTTGAAACGCCTGAATCCGAATCCTTCGGTTTTGAATGTGTGGGGGTGAAGAAATGAGCAATAAAAAAAGTGCCTGTGACACTGCAAATGCCACAAGCACAAAGAACAATAAACCTGATTCAATTATATCTTCTGCAACAGAAAAAATCAAGTTGTGCAACAAAAAAAATCTTAAAGACCATAAATCTAAAGCAATTCTTGAGCCGGTAAAGAAAATGCTCTGCGAATTTTCGGCGCAGAACGAGGAATTTGCAAGAGCCGTTACGGCTGCAAAAAACCTTGAAAACCTGATTGATGAAGTGGGAAAGAAACTTCCCACTGCAGTTTCCGACCTTGATGTGTATCAGCAGATTGTCGGTAAGATTTTCCCCGGAGCAAAGGTTACTTTCACAATGCAGATACATATGTCTGAATACGAGCTTGAAGAACCTAATGTCGCAGAGCAGAAAACAGATCCTGTTACTCTTGACCTCGGCAATCTTATAGATTGGTAGGTGTCAGCATGATTAAAAATCCTGACAGCCTGCTTAAAAAGATTCCTGATCTGACAGATGAACATGAAAAGCAGATAGCAATGTACTTTCCGCAGTATGCTTTCTACGAAAATAAAAGCAAAAGAACCTGCGACTATTTCTGCACAAGCTGTCAAAGCTCAGTACTTATGCTGTAGATGAACTTCACAAAAATAACCTTACATACAGACAGATTCTGAAGTACGGCAAAAACAATCGGAGAGTAATGCTGTGGAAGGATTATCTTGATAACTGCAAAAAACTTCCCGAGGGTATCGAAGAAATAATGCCGGCTCATCTTGAAGAGGCTCACGACAGAACGCTTGAAAAGGTTGCTTTCTATGCAAACAAAGAAGAAACGGAGCAGATTGCAAAAATGGCAAAGGCACTTTCTCCGTTGCTGATGAGCACAGACAGCCTTATAATGCTTGCCCCAAAAAGCGGTGAAGAAATAATAGCAGAGGGCAGAATATTACAGCATTGCGTCGGCGGATATGTAAGACGGCACGCAAGAGGTGACACGATAATACTTTTCATTCGTCATAAAGATAAACCGAAAATCCCGTTTTTTACGATTGAAGTAAATCCCGAAACATTGGAAATAATGCAGTGCCACGGTTACAAAAATGAGCGTGACAGCGGATTTAAAAAGCCGGATGAAATCAAGAAATTTGAAAAGCAATACGCTGAATTTTTGGAGGATATAAAAAATGTCAGAAATAACAGTAAGCGAACAGCATAAGCAGGCGATAGAACTTCACCAAAAGATAATCGTCAGCGCTAACCTTGCACAGCAGAACATATGGGATATGTGCAACGGACTTAAAACAATGCGTGACAACAAGCTGTACAAGGAGCTTGGATATCAGAACTTTGAGGACTATTGCGAGAATGAAGTAGGTATGAAACGCAGAAATGTTTATAACTATATTTCTATTGTAGAAAAAATAAACACTAAAAATGTGCAAACGTTTGCACAAATTAGCAAAAGTAAGTTGATGTTGCTCGCTACCATAAGCGAACCCGAACAGGCTGAAATTGCCGAAAAGCTTGACCTTGAAAACACAACGGTCAAGCAGTTAAAGGCAGAGATTGACAGGCTGAAGGACGAAAAGCAGGAGGCAACCGACAAGAGCATTGACTATTGCCGACAGCTCAATAACGCTAAGAAAGACGCCGACTATTACAAGCAGCAGGCGGACACTTCAAAAGAAAGCTATCGCAATATTGAAAATCAGCTTGCAGAGGAAAAGAACAAAAATTTCAAGCTGACGAATAAAGTTCAGGAGCTTGAAAACCGTCCTATTGAAGTTGCCGTTGCAGAGCCGAGCGACAATGAACGCAGACTTAATGAAACGATTAAGACTTTGGAAAGGGAGAACATTAAGCATTATGACGAACTCGAAGAAGAGTATCGCAATAACGAAAAAATCGTCAGAAAACAGCTTGAGGATGAAAAACAGGAGGCTCTTCGCAAACAGAAAGAGGAGTATGAAGAAAGGCTGAAAAATGTTCAGACTGCCGACGGTCCATCAGATGACAAGGATGTCTTTAAGGCATACTTTTCAATTGCATATGACAGCTTTGTCCGTATGCTCGATTTCGCCAAGCAGTCACAGGACAAGGAATTTTTCAAAGGCAAGGTTGAACATTTAATAGAGGCACTTGCCACACAAAACATAAATCTTTAAGGGGGAACAACAATGAAACTTTATGAGCTTACCGAGATGTACTCGGATTTATTTAATCAGTTTGACGCTATCAACGAATGGGAACCCGATACGAATGCAGACGGAATGCCGATTGATGATGACGGCAATATCATTGCCAATGTGGACGCATACCGCAACAAGATGTTGACAGCGTGGTTCGATACTCTCACGGGCATTGAGGGCGAATTTGACGAGAAAGCTGAGAGTATTGCAATCTACTATAAACAGCTTCTTGCCGAGGCTAAAATGCTTAAAGCCGAAAAGGCGGCAATTGCAAAAAGACAGTCACAAAAAGAAAAACAGGCGGAGAATCTTAAAACCTATCTGTTTAAGTCAATGCAGGCACTCGGCAGACAGAAGATTGATATGCCAAGAGCGGTTATGTCGCTTAAAAAGAACGCTCCGAGCCTTGTTGTTGATGATGAAATTTCATTTGTTGAGTGGGCGGAGGAACACAATCTTGACCACCTCTTAAAGTACAGTATGCCCGAAGTAAAAAAGAATGATGTCAAGGCTCTCTGCAAAAAGGGCGAAGAAATCCCCTTCGTACATATGGAAGCCAAGCAGTCGTTAAGTATTAAGTGAGGTGTTATTTATGGGATTACCTATATTGGTTTTAGGATATTCAGGCAGCGGAAAATCTGCCTCTTTAAGAAATTTCAAAGCAAATGAACTTGCTCTTGTAAATGTAAACGGAAAATCACTTCCGTTCAGGACCAAATTCACTTCTTCAATCAATTCCGACAACTACATTGATATTGAGGACTTTATCAAAAAGCAGAAATGCAAGTCGATTGCAGTTGATGACGCACAGTATCTCATGGCTAACGAGTATATGAGAAGAGCCAAGGAAACAGGCTTTCAGAAGTTTACCGATATCGGTAAAAATTTTTGGGAGCTTGTGAAAGAGGTTGAAACTCTCCCGAATGACACGATTGTTTATTTTCTCAGCCATATTGAAACCGACGAAAACGGCAGACAGAAAGCTAAAACAATCGGCAAGTTGCTTGACGAAAAAATCTCGGTCGAGGGAATGTTTACCACGGTTTTAAAAACTGTTGTCGTTGACGGCAAGTATCTTTTTGCAACACAAACGGACGGTAACGATACCTGTAAAAGTCCGATAGGCTTGTTTGATTCAATGTACATATCAAATGACCTTAAAATTGTTGATGAAGCATTGAGAACATACTATTCAATGCAACCCGAACAGTATTGTGATGAGTGCAAAGCACCGATACTTTCGGACGGCAAACGCACCGTTAAACAGATCATTGACGGCACAACAAAAAATTACGGCAGACAACTCTGTATGCAGTGTGTTGCAAGGCTGATAAAGCAGAAGAAACAGGAAAAGCAGAGAGAGGGTGCAGACAATGCAACTTCGACCGTATCAGAATGACCTTGTTGAACAGGTAAGACAGGCTTGGCGAGAGGGTTACAAAGCCCCTTGCATTGTCCTTGGATGCGGTGGCGGAAAGTCCTGCATTGTCGCAGAAATTGCAAGACGAACAACTTGGAACGGGAAACGGGTGCTGTTCCTTGTTCACAGGAGAGAGCTTGTTGACCAAATATTCAGAACCTTTGTCCGCTGGGGTGTGCTTATGGATTTGTGCCAAATCGGTATGGTGCAGACCTTTACACGAAGATTGAAGAAACTGCCCAAACCCGCACTTATCATCACAGACGAAAATCATCACAGCCTTGCACAAAGCTACAAACGCATTTACGAACATTTTTCAGATGTTCCGAGGGTTGGCGTCACCGCAACACCTGTCCGATTAAACGGTGACGGTTTGGGCGATGTCAACGACAAGCTCATAATCGGTGTGAGTACAAAATGGCTCATTGAGCATAACTGCCTTGCCCCGTATGACTACTACGCTCCGAGTGTCGCCGACCTTACGGGTTTACACACCAAAATGGGCGAGTATGTCACCGCCGACATTGAAAAGGCAATGATAAAAAATACGGTATTCGGTGATGTTATCAAATATTACAAACAGCTTGCAGACGGTAAAAAAGCCGTCTGTTACTGTTCCTCGGTAAAGCACAGTCTTGCAACGGCGAAGGCTTTTTGTGACGCAGGCATATCAGCAAGGCATATTGACGGAGCAACTCCGAAGGCGCAGAGAGAACAGATTATAGCCGATTTCAGAAACGGCAAAATTACAATCCTCTGCAATGTAGATTTGATTTCAGAGGGCTTTGATGTGCCTGACTGCGAATGTACAATTCTGCTCCGACCTACTCACAGCCTTACGCTTTACATTCAGCAGTCAATGCGGTGTATGCGTTATAAGCCAAACAAAAGGGCGGTAATCATTGACCATGTGGGCAACTATGCAAGGCACGGAATGCCTGATGACGACCGAGAATGGACGCTTGAAAAACGCAAAAAGCTGAGTGTTAAAAAAATCGAAAAGGAGCAGGAGGAAAAGGTCAGACAATGTCCCGAATGTTTCTTTACATTTTCAGCACCGCCGGCAGGGCAGAAAGCCATGTGTCCGCATTGCGGTTATGTTTTCCCGACAGCCGAAAGAACCGTTGAAACCGATACCACCGCAAAGCTCATTAAGGTTGAGGGATTCAAGCTTGATTTCAGCACACCCGATGATTGCCACAGCTATGCGGACTTGCTTGCATACGCAAAAAGCCACGGCTACAAAACAGGCTGGGCATATTTTCAGGCACGAAAGAGAGGTATGATAGCTTGACAGAAGAACACGCAATTCAGAACAAAATCCGTATTGCAATTGCACCGTACTGCGATATATTCCGTATAAATGTAGGTGCAGGCTTTACAAAGGACGGCAGATATTTCAATACGGGAGTTCCGCCCGGATTTTCGGATTTGTTCGGTGTCAGAAAATCAGACGGAAGGGCGGTTTTTATCGAGGTTAAAACTCCCAAGGGCAGACCTACCGAAAAACAACAGAAATTTATACAGATGATGAAACTCAACGGCGCTGTTGCAGGAGTGTGCAGAAGTGCCGATGAGGCAATTAAATTAATTTTGGAGGAATAATCATGGGTTTTAAATCAAACTGGAACGAAGCAACACAGGGCAGTTCAATCAAGCCTGAGGGTGATTATGAGTGCCTTATCGCTAAGGTTGAGGAGAGAGTAACAAAGAATGGCAAAGAAAATCTGAACATCTCAATGGTAATCAGAAATGATGTTGAGCAGAACTATAAAAACGGATATATATTTGATACATTGTGGAAGAAGAAAGAGCCTACAAACGCAGACTTGCAGGTCAAGGGATACAGCTATGGTCAGATTATGGCACTCGGCAAGGCGGCAGGACTTCCCGATGGCAAGGAGTACGACAGCCTTGAGCAGTTCTGCGGTGAGCTTGTCAATAAGCCGTTGCGTGTAACTACTATAAAGCACGAAGAATACAACGGAAAAACACAGGAGCGAGTAAGCTGGAGAAATCCTACAAAATATCCGACTGTAAAGCATATTCCAAAGCAGACGACAACCAATACAGCTACAGCCTATGCACAGCCACAGCTGAGTTATGCACCTGCACAGACAGCAAATCAGGGCTTTGTTGATATGCCGATTGACGATGATTTGCCGTTCTGATTTTAAAAAAATTCTTCGGGAATTGCATAAAGCAGTGCAATTTTCACCGTGCTTTTCCTTATATATGGAGGTGAAAAAATGGGCTTTACAAATTTAAACCCAAATAAAAATAAATATTTTGCAGTTCCCGAGGAATTGAAAGGTTACAAAAACTGGGTGTGCTGGCAGTCATATCCCGATCCGAAATCGCACAGCGAAATTTCAAAGAAACCGATAAATCCAAGAACGGGTGGCTTTGCAATGCCGAATAACTCGGACACTTGGTCAGACTTTGAAACAGCAGTCAGAGAATCCGCCAAATATTCAGGCATAGGCTTTATGTTCTCAAATTCACCGTTTTTCGGTGTTGATCTTGACGATATGCCGAATGACATTCAGGACTACAAAAACGGCGGAGCTGACAACATAATCAGCGAGTTCGTGAACACTTTGCAGAGCTACGCCGAGTTTTCGCAGAGCAAGGCAGGCGTTCACATAATCTGCAAGGGAACTCTTCCCGAGGGCAGAAGAAAGGCGAAGAATGATTCGGGCGGTTTTGAAATGTACGAAAACGGCAGATTCTTCGTAGTGACAGGAGATTACTGCTCTGCATATGCGTACATAAACGATTGCACCGAAAGCATAAAGCCGCTGCATTCAAAATATCTCGGCAAGGCAACAGAGCCACAGCCTAAGCTCCGTAACATTGAGGTCAATCCGAACACCGTTGACGATATTGTCAGGGCCGCCTGCAATGCCAAGAACGGCAATCTTTTCAGAGCCTTATACAGCGGTGATTTTTCGGCTTATGCGTCACAGAGCGAGGCGGATATGGCATTCTGCAATATGCTTGCGTTTTGGTGCGGTTGCGATACCGACAAAATGGATTCGATTTTCAGACAATCAGGCTTGATGCGTGACAAGTGGGACAGAAAACAGTCGGGTACAACCTACGGCATTATAACCTTGCAAAAGGCTGTGTCGGGCTGTACTCAGACCTATAACCCAAAACAGCATAACGATTATTCAATTTCAATCGGTGAGGGCAAGGCTGTTCAAGCGGTTGACGAAGAAAAAATGCGTGCCTACACCTTTGACGATATGGGCAATGCCGACAGGTTCGTTGATTTATTCGGCGATAATGTAAGGTATTGTTACACCGAGAAAAAGTGGTATTACTACAATTCTATGAAGTGGTGTGTTGACAATATCGGAGTTGTATTAAGAATGGCAGACAAGAGCGTTGAGGCTATGAAAGCCGAAGCAAGGCTGTACTTGCAAGCTGATGAGGAGAACGGCGGAGATATGTCAAAAGCATTCGAAAAGCATATGAAATCAAGCCGTTCCAACAAATCAAAAAAAGCAATGCTCAACGAGGTTGAACACCATATCCCCGTACTTCCGGCACAAATGGATAAATACCGTATGGCACTAAACACCCCAAGCGGAATAATCAACCTTAAAAACGGCGAAATGAGGGCACATAATCCCGAATATTATTTTACAAAGATTACTTCGGTTGACTGTTCTCAAACAGCAGAGTGCCCCCGTTGGCTTGCATTCCTTGACGATATTTTTGCAGGCGATAAGGAGCTTATTCGCTACATTCAAAAGGCGGTCGGTTACAGCCTGACAGGCTCAACAGCCGAGCAATGCGCATTCTTCCTTTACGGCACGGGACGAAACGGCAAGAGTACATTCATTGATGTTATCCGTGATGTATTCGGCGATTATGCTGCAAACATTCAGCCTGAAACAATTATGGTAAGAAACTCTCAGAGCAGTGCCATAAACAGCGACATTGCACGGTTAAAGGGTGCAAGGCTTGTCACCTCGGTTGAGCCGAACGAGGGCGTGCGAATTAATGAGGGACTTCTCAAACAGCTTACGGGTGACGATACCGTAACGGCAAGAAAGCTGTACAGCGAGGAATTTGAGTTCAAGCCCGAGTTTAAGCTGTGGATGGCGACAAACCATAAACCGATTATCAGAGGCACTGACACGGGCATATGGCGAAGAATACATATGATACCGTTCAATGTTCAGATTCCCGAGGATAAGGTTGACAAGAACCTTACGCATAAGCTCAAAGCCGAAATGACCGCAATTTTCAAATGGTGTATCGACGGCTGTATTCTGTGGCAGAGAGAGGGCTTAAAAATGCCGTCTGCCGTTCTTCAGAGCGTGAGAGAGTACAAGCGTGAAATGGATGTTATTTCCGCCTTTATCGAGGACAGATGTGTGTTAGAGGGTTCGGTTCAGGCAAGCACGCTCTATGCTGCCTATACAAGCTGGGCAGGGGATAACAACGAATATTGTATGTCAAATACCAAATTCAGCACCGAACTTGCCAAACGATTTGAAAAAGTAAAGGGAAGAAATTTCAATTATTTCAACGGAATTTCAATTTATAAAGATTGTTAGTGTGGTAGCTTGAGGAGGGTTTACGGGTTTTTCTAACCTTTCGTATAAGAAAAATAAACTAATATTATATATATAGAAAGGGTTCTTTAAAATCGCACCAAACCCACCACAAGCCTCCGCAGGAGGTAATATGAAAAAATATGATTTTAACAATCCACAGGTGTTTGAACAGCTTGAAGATAAAGCAATTGACGGTCAGCTTGATTACTCAGCCTTTCCTCCGTCCGAATATAAATACTTTTCAAGACTTGCAAAGGTCGGCTACAACAACCGTCATAAAGGCTGGGACATAAACATCTGCCTTGAATGGCAGGACAAGCTCAGAACGGAGTATAAGCGTGACAGAAACGACGCAGACGAATACCGTATGCTCTCCCAAAGAATTATGGATAATGTAAAGAAAAGCGCCGACTTCGTTCGCAAAATGTATCAGTCCCAAACCAACGAGCAAACCGTAATCAATGCCCTCCAAGCCTTAGAATGCCTAACCAACGAAAACGGCTTAACCAAAAGAATAACCGAAAAATTAAAGGAGAATAAAGAAAATGATTGATTGCTCAAAAACAGAAAATTATTTCGCTGAAAAGTTGAGGATGACGAAAAGAACAAGAAAAGGGTTATGTAAAATTGATTGTTCCGTGTGTCCTTTATGCAGTGAAAATAACGGGACATCTGGTCTTGTTTCGTGTACCACTCTTGAAATGCTTAACCCTGAAAAAGCAATCGAAATCGTTCAGCGGTGGTCGGACGAACACCCACAAAAAACTTATTTGAGTGAGCTTTTAAAAAATCATCCGAATACTCTGCTCAATGATGACGGAACACCCACTTTTTGTCCTTATAGACTAGGACTTATGGGTGCAGATGATTGCAGAAAAGACGGTAACTGTGTAAAGTGCTGGAATCAGCCTATTGAGGACGGTGAAGAGTGATGGCATTCTCAGAAAAGCTAAAAGCGTTAAGACTTAAAAATGGATTAACGCAGGATGAACTGGGCGAAAAGCTCTATTTGAGCAGAACAAGTATATCTTACTATGAGCAGGGAAAATTTGAGCCTAATATCGAAACCATAATAGCTGTGTCAGATTTATTTAATGTCACAGCAGACGAATTGTTGAAGTGAGGTGTGAACACAATGACAAACTTTGAAAAAATCAAACAGATGTCAATTGATGAAATGGCTCGTAGTCGAATGTTCTTTTTCGATTGTCCCTATGGAACATCGTGTGTGGGTTGTTCAAAAGGTAAAAAATTTAATAACAATTGTACTGACTGCACAAAACATTGGCTTGAAAGTGAGGTAGAAGAATGAAAGTACATCATTGCGACGCTTGTAAAAAAGCGTTAGGGAAAAGAGATTTTAGAGTAAAACTTTGGGCAAAGGCTAACGAGGGACACAAGGTGAGGTTTGTAAGATTAGAGATTTGCTATGACTGTTACAGCGCATTGCCGGCGATTGCACGAAGATACGAATCCGGTAAAGGGTGGCTTGATTAATGGATAAGTCACACAGAACAGATTTAACATTTTCAAGACAGCTTGAAAAGGCTATGACATCAAGGAACATAGGTGCAACAAAACTGTCGAGAATGTCAGGAATACAACGTAGTCAGATATGCAAATATTTGACTGCTGAGATGTCGCCGACAGCAATGACTATTTGCAAATTAGCTATTGCTTTAGGCGTAACATCTGATTATTTATTAGGGCTGGTTAAAGCAGACAAACAGTAGCTTACAATAATAAAATTGTACCTAAAAATAACAGCAAAAAATTATACAATGGACTTATGATGCAGAAGGACTATCTGTGTTGTAAGTCCATTGTTATTTGGCGGTGCATATATGGCTAAAGCGTTTGCTAAGAGTTTCTACAAATCAAAGCGTTGGCAGGACTGCCGACAAAGTTTTATTGCTGAGCGAATGCTTGTTGACGGCGGATTGTGTCAGCTGTGTAAAGAGCGACACGGTTTTATCGTACATCATAAAATCATGATTAATGAGAGCAACATAAACAACCCTGATGTTACTCTCAATTACGACAATTTATTATATGTGTGCAAAAAATGTCACGATGATTTGCCGGGGCACGGGATAGGTGGTTGCGAACCGAAAAAATATTTTTTTGATGAGAGCGGAATGCTCCGACCGATTATCCCCCCCGTTGAAAAATCGGAAACCGGTAACCGTAGGACCGAGGGGGGCAGTTAGATTTTTTGCGCGCCTTATTATATAGCCCCCCTCCCCCTAAAATCTTGTGTGAAAGGACGGTGTGACTTGTAAAATGACTGACGAACAGAGAGAACAAAGAGCGATTAAACGAGAGATAAAGCGATTAACGGAAATCTACAAGGACATAGAAGTTAAGAGAAAAGACCTCGCCGTTGGCTTAATCGAGAATGCGGCGTTCACTCGAATCAGACTTAAAGAACTGCAACAAGACATTGCAATTTATGGCTTGACTGAATTATTTTCGCAGTCGGAAACACAAGAGCCGTACTCGCGCAAAAGACCTGAGGCAGATTTGTATAACACGATGCTTGGAAATTATCTTAAATACATTAAGCAACTCAACGATATGCTTCCAAAAGTGACCGAGGCAAAGACTGCGACAACAGACGGCTTTGACGATTTTGTCGAGGGGCGTGACAAGCTTTGAAGCGCTATCCATTAAGTTATAATCCGATACTTGAATATTACGAGCAGATAAAGAACGGCAAGGTTACTGTTTGTGACAAAATACGCAAGTGGTACAAACATTTAAGTGATAAGGTGATTAATCCGACAGACGGCTATCATTACGAAGCCAAGCGAGGAAATCACATCATTGAATTTGTCGAAAACTACTGCCGACACAGTAAAGGTAAAATGGGCGGTCAGCTTGTGAAGCTTGAACTGTGGGAAAAAGCGTGGCTTGCGGCGACATTTGGCTTTGTAGACGATGACGGTATCAGGCAGTATAACTTATCTGTGTTGATTATCGGGAAAAAGAACGGCAAGTCTTTGCTCGCCTCCGCGATAGGCTTGTATATGCTTATCGGTGACGGTGAACCCGGTCCCGAAGTGTATGCAGTCGCCACAAAGCGTGACCAAGCCAAGATTATATGGCAGGAAGCAAAACGAATGGTTCGCAAGAGTGAAACTTTATTGAAGCGAATTAAACCACTGCTGAATGAATTGAGTTCAGAAGATTACAATTGTGGAGTGTTTAAGCCGCTTGCCTCTGATTCGGACACGCTTGACGGTCTAAATGTGCATTGTTGTTTAATGGATGAGTTGCACCAGTGGAAAAACGGCAGACAGCTGTATGACATTATGGCAGACGGTACCATCGGGCGAGACCAACCGCTTATCCTTGTTACAACAACAGCCGGAAAAATCAGAGAGGACATCTATGATGAAATCTATGATGACGCTGTCCGCACCACAAATGGCTTGTTTGATGATGTAGGCTACAAGGACGAACACAGCCTTTACATTATCTATGAGCTTGACAAGCGTGAAGAATGGGAAAAGCCTGATTGCTGGGTAAAGGCAAACCCGGGACTTGGCACGATTAAAAACCGAAACGCTCTTGCAAGCAAAGTTAAGAAAGCGCAAGCAAATCCGTCGCTTGTGCGAAACCTTGTATGCAAAGAATTTAACATAGCCGAAACATCAACTGAATCGTGGCTCAATTTCGATGAGCTTAACAACGAAACAAAATTCGATGTTAAGAAGCTTCATCCGACTTATGGCATAGGCGGCGCAGACCTATCAAGCACAACCGACCTTACAGCGGCAAAGATGTTGTTTCGAGTGCCTGACAATGAAAATATTTATGTATTGTCTATGTACTGGATACCGGCAGACCTCGTAGAGAAAAAAGTAACCGAGGACAAAATTCCATATGATAAGTGGATAGAACAGGGCTTTATGCGTACCTGCCCCGGAAACAAGATTGACGCAAGTGTTGTAACAGCGTGGTATCAAGAGCTACAAGACGAATACGACATTTACTTGTGGAAAGAGGGCTATGACGCTTGGTCAGCTCAGATGTGGGTTAATCAGATGATTGACGCTTTCGGTCCTACTGTTATGGAAGCTGTACACCAAGGTAAGAAAACATTGTCTGCCCCGATGAAAGCCCTCAAAGCAGACCTTGTCAAGAAAAGAATAATCTACAACAACAACCCAATAGATAAATGGTGTCTTGCAAATACTGCAATAGATGAGGACAGAAACGGTAATATACAGCCGATTAAGACCTCAAAGTCAACAAGACGAATTGACGGTACTGCGGCATTGCTTGACGCTTACACGATATTTTTTGAGTACGAAGATGAATATTTGAGCATTGTTTAGGAGGTGAGAGAATGGGAAAATTTAAGAACTTTTTAAATTCTGTTCGCAATGTCAGAAAAACAAAGAATTTTTCAAGGGTTGAACTTGTCACACAGAATAATTCAAATTTCTTTTTGTGGGGCAACAGAGCATATGATTCCGACACCGTCCGAGCTTGCGTTAATGCACAGGCTCTCAGATTCTCGAAGTTGTCCATTAAACACATAAGAGAAACAATCGTTGACGGCAGGAAAGACCTCTTAATCAATCCCGAGCCTTACGTCAAGTTCTTGCTTGAAGAACCTAACCCGTACACAACAATGGATATGCTTTTGTATAGGACAAGCACACAGCTATCGTTATCGGGTAATGCTTTTTGGCTCATCATTAGAGACACAAACGGCTTGCCTACGGAATTGTATTTTATACCGGCTAAATCAGCTACGGATTTGTACGACACTAATGGCAACCTTGTGTATGAATTTATCCTTGCAAACGGCAAGACTTACCGCTTTGCCTCCGAAGATGTCATTCACTTGCGTGATGACTTCGCAGAGAACGATATATTTGGAAGTGGCAAATTTAAGGCTCTTGCTCCTTTGCTCGAAATTGTTGAAACAACCGACAGCGGCATCATCAGCGCTATCAGAAATTCAAGTGTCATTAAATGGTTGCTGAAATATACCTCATCGTTGCGTCCTGAGGATTTGAAGAAGAACGCAAAAGCTTTTGCTGATAACTACCTTAACATAAGCAACAGTTCCGTGGGCGTTGCGGCAGTCGACGCAAAGGTTGACGCAAATCAGATAACCCCGAACGACTATGTCCCCAATGCTTTGCAAATGGATAGAACAAAAAACAGAATCCTTGAGCTTTTTAATACTAATGTGAAAATTATCACATCAACAGCGAACGAAGATGAAGAAAACGCCTACTTTGAGGCGGTGATTTCACCTAAAATTATTCAGCTTAAAAACGAGCTGACGCGGAAACTATTCACTCGCCGTCAGCGTAGTTGTGGAAATTACATCGCAGTAGGTTCGTTCAATCTACAATCTGCAAGTCTTAAAACTAAGCTAAATTTTGCTGGAATGGTTGACCGTGGTGCAATGCTTCCGAATGAATGGCGAGAATCACTTGGTCTTGCTCCTGTTCCGGGCGGTGATACTCCGCTCAGAAGATTAGATACAGTTGCAGTTGACGAAGGAGGTGAAAATGATGCCGAAAACAATTGACATTAAGGGCCCTATCATTACGAATGATGATAAGTGGATTTACGACTGGTTTGGAGTAGCCTCCTGTTGCCCAGCCGACATTCGCTCACAGCTTGACGAAGTGGCGAATGATGAGGGCGTACAGGTTGTTATCAATTCATCAGGTGGTGATATCTTTGCCGCCTCCGAAATTTACGATATGCTCGCCGAAAGCAAGGCTACAATCAAGGTCATTTTTGCTGCCTCTGCCGCTTCATACATCGCTTGTGCGTGCACATCTGAAATTGTGCCAACAGGTATGCTTATGATTCATAATGTTTCAAGCTATGCCGCAGGCGATTACAATGACATGGCGCACGAATCGGGTGTGTTGCTCAAAGCAAGTAAAGCCGTTGCAACAGCGTACAGACTAAAAACCGGTATGAGTGAAGACGAACTTATCGAACTTATGGATAACGAAACTTGGCTTACTGCCGATGAGGCGGTTGAAAAAGGTTTTATCGACAAAATTACCGAATATGCCGCTAATAAGCCCGTGGAAGTTAAACTTGCGGCAAGCCTTAACGGTCTTATCCCTGACACAATTATCAAACAGATGAGAAGTGAAAAAACACAGCTTACAGCAAAGCTTGAATTACTCAAACGAAAGGATGTTGAATCAGAATGAACAGACAGGAATATCTTGACAAAAGAAATGCACTCTATGATAAGGCTAAACAGCTTATCGCAGAGAACAAACTCGCTGAGGCGAGAGAGGTAACACAGCAGATTGATAAACTTGACAGTGAGTTTGAAAATTCTGCCGTGAATATGGCAAATAAAAATGCAAAGGAGGGAATTAAAATGCCTGCGCCATTTGAAAATCACAAGACAAACATCGACCTTACAGATGAGGGTGAACAGGTAACAGATATGTACGCAACACTTGAATACAGAAAAGCATTCGCTAACTATATTCAGAACGGTGTACCCGTGCCACAGAAGTTTATGAATGTGGCATCACAGACCACATCAAGCACTGCGGCGGCTATTGTGCCGACCACAATGTATCAGCGTTTAATCGTTGAACTTGAAAAAATCGGCGAAATTTACGCAAGAGTGTTCAAGACGGCTTATCCGACAGCGCTCCTTATCCCTACACAGAACATCCGCCCGACAGCAAGCTGGGTTGATGAGGAAAAGGGTTCAGACCAGCAGCAGGTAACTACTGACAAGGTTGTCTTTGCCGGCTATAAGCTTGAATGCAAGGTTGCGTTCTCGCTCTTTATGACCAAAACGGCGCTTGACACTTTTGAATCACAGTTTATCGACCAGATTAAGAACGCAGTTGTTAAGGCTTGTGAAATGGCAATCGTTAAGGGTTCGGGTTCAGGTTCGCCAACCGGCATTCTTTCTTGCACTCCCCCTGAAGGCCAGACAATTGAAATTGCAAAAACCGGCAAGCTTACATATTCAACACTTTGCTCTGCTGAGGCGGCTCTTCCTGCTGCATACGATGACGCTGTATGGCTGATGACAAAGAAGTCATTCTTTGCGTTCATGGGCATCACAGACAGCAACGGTCAGCCTGTCGCTCGTATGTCCGAAGGACTTAACGGCAAGCCGTCACTCTCACTTTTCGGTCGTGCTGTTATCCCAACAGACGGCTATATGGATTCGTACGCTGACACGGTTTCAGCCGACACAACCTTTGCGATGATGTTCAATCTTAACGATTACATCTTCAACGAGGTAATGGGTTTAAGTGTCAAGAAGTACGAAGAGGACGACACCGATAACACAGTCCTTAAAGCCGTAATGCTTGCAGACGGTAAGGTCGTGGATACTCACAGCCTTGTTAAGCTCGTAAAAAAGAGCGCTTAAAAGAGGTTTGAATTATGGCAGTATCAAATGAAATTGAAGCCGTAAAGGTTTCGCTCCGTATCAATACGGTGCTGTTTGATGATGAAATATCTGCCCTCATTGATTCTGCCAAAAGTGACATGGCAGGTGCAGGAGTTGATGTCAACGACAAAAACTCAACTGCACTTGTTATGCAGGCAATCAAATTCTATTGCCGTGCTTATTTTTCGGTGACAGCTGATAGCGAATGGGCACGGCATTACGAAGAATTGCGTGATGCAATGGCGGCGAGAGGAGCGCAAACAGAATGAATGCAGATACTTTGATTTTGCTTGTTTCGGGCTATAACGAAACAACAAACGATATCGGTGAAATCGTTCAGTCCGAAAAGCTCCGCAAGGTCTATGCTCAGCGGCAATATGTCAGACAATCCGAGTTCTTTCAGGCGCAAGCTAATGGATTAAAACCCGAATGTATGCTTGAAGTTAATTCCTTTGAGTATCAGAACGAAGAATTTTGCTACCTTGACAATAGAAAGTTCAAAATCTATCGTGCATATCAAATCAAAGGAACAGAGCGTACAGAGCTGTATTTAACGGATGTGGTAGGTGAGAACAATGTCCTTGCCTAAAGCAGTTAAAATCACACAAAACGGCGTTGAGATAATCAGTAATGTTGACCGTATTCAATATACGCTCAAAGAGCTTGAAATAGCCGCTCTGCGTGATGTTGGCAAGTTGGTATGTAAACGGTCACGACAAAAAATAAAACGCAGGACGGGACGCTTAGCGAAAAACACACAGTATTGGGTACGCTCAAAGCAAAAAATTCCTGATTTGCAGGTAGGATTTAAGCCAGGCGGATTTTACGGCTTGTATCAAGAAATCGGTACAAGCAAAGCTCCAAAAATCGGAGCATTGAGCGACGCTGCCGAAAGCAACATCAAAGACATTATAAAGATTGAACAGCAATACCTCAGTGCCGTAGGTACAGAAGAGGCAGAACGCAAATTGAACGAGGGGGAATACAGCGGTGAATAATATCAAGAAATTTTTGAAAAACTTATTCGCTGAGTATGCACCCTCTTATTTTTTACAGGCAGAAAGCGGATTTCCTCGCCTTGTATATGAGGTTAAACAGCTCTACACGGATGAGCCGTATGACAAGTTTGTTGTGACCATTAATGTTTATGATAGGCAGACTACGGCGGACATTGATGATGTTGTGGATAGAATCTACGACAACATAGCAAAGGCTACATACTTGGTTGATGATGTTTTTTACAAATTCTACAACAATTTTGACCGGCAGTATATTGCCGAATCAGACAAATCAATAAAGAGAGTGATGTTCACTCTCGAAATGAGGAAATACAACAGAAAGGATGATTAAAATGGCAACAGTTAAGCCACGAAAAATTAAGCCATATAGCGGCTATTCGGCGAAAACCGCCGACAGAATGCTCCTTGATGCAGGTGCGTTCTTTGTGAATTACGACCCTGCTACAGACACATACGCAAGTGCAAAAAAGGCAGGCAAGTGCCTTGGTGTAACAATCAAAGGCGGTGAATTTTCGGCAAAGCCGACACTCAGACGGCTTGAATTTGACGGCGTAAAAACAAGAACTAAAGGCGATACGGTAGTTGACGGTTGGGAGGTTTACATCAAGGCAACCCTTGCCGAGATGACCACACAAAATTTCATTTATGGTCTTGGAATTGCCGACAAAGGTACAGACGAAAAGGTCGTAGGCTACGATGTAATCACAGGTAGAGATGTTATTCTTGACAGTGACTACATTCAGAACATCACTTGGGTAGGCTGTCTCCTCGGAGAGGATAAGCCGTGTATTATTCAGGTGTTTAACGGCTTTAATGAAAACGGTCTTACACTTGCAATTGCCGACAAAGACAACGGTAAGGTAGAAGCTCAGTTCTATGGTAACCTTTCACCTGAGGTTTATGATTCGGAGGACGAAATCAAACCACCGTTTAAAATTTTCAGACCGACAGAAAAAACGGAAGCAACGGAAACATCGGAGGCATAATTATGAGAAAATTAAGCATTAAAGACGCATTCACTCTTGCTCGCATTATCAAAAAAGCAGACATCAAAGAGGAAATTGCAGACTTTGCAAATCGTATCGCTATTAAAAATAACAGCAAAGATGAAACAGTCAACACCGAAGCGGTCGGTCTTGAATTTGTGATTACTCTGTTAACTTCTTTGGCAACCAAAGAAACAGAACAGGAATTCTATTCATTGCTGGCCGATATCAGAGGCGACATTACGGCAGATGATGTAAGTAAATTAAGTATCCCCGAGGTTCTTGACAATGTAAAGGCAATCATCAGGGAGAATGATATTAAGAGTTTTTTTACCTCGCTCTCAGCCTTGAAGTAAGAACATATGGAATGCTCGTGCAGTATTGTTGCGGTAATACTGCCGTACTGCATGAGCTGTCTTTTTCAGATGCTGTCAAAATTATCAAAAACGCTATAAATGACCGTAATGACGAATTGCTTTACAAAGCCTATATTTTGACTGTTGTAGGAAATTTCACAGGCTTGTCGTACATGGATTTTGTAAACAAGGCAACAGGCTCGACACGGTCTGAAAGCGTTGAGAGTGTCAATACAGAGGAAATCGAAAGAAAAGTTGAAAACTATCTTGATAACTACAAATGGGAGGAGGTGTAGCTAATGGCTGTTGAAATATTTAAGCTGTTTGGCTCTATTTTCGTCAACAATGATGAAGCAAACAAATCAATCGCCGAAACCGAGAAAAAAGGTAAAGGTGTTGCCGCAACCTTAGGTAACGGTATCAAAACCGCAGGCAAATGGGGAGCGGCAATGGTCGGAGGTGCGGCGGCAGGTGTCGGAGCATTATCGTCAGTTGCCGAAAATACCAGAGAATACCGCACCGAAATGGGTAAACTCGACACAGCTTTCACCACAAACAAATTTACAGCGGCAGACGCAAAGCAAACATATTCCGACCTCTATGCTGTGGTTGGCGACAGCGGACAAGCAACTGAGGCGGCTAATCATTTATCATTGCTTTGCGATTCCACAAAAGACCTGCAAAGTTGGACAGAGATTTGCACAGGTGTTTACGGTCAATTCGGTGATTCCTTGCCTATTGAGGGTTTGACAGAGGCGGCAAACGAAACCGCAAAAGTTGGACAGGTAACAGGTCCGCTTGCCGATGCTCTTAACTGGATGGGCGTGTCAGAAGATGAGTTCAACGAAAAACTTGCAAAATGCTCATCAGAACAAGAAAGACAGCAGTTAATCACATCCACCCTCACATCGCTATATTCTGATGCGTCGGCTCAATACAAGAAAACAAATGGCGATGTAATGGAATCTAACAGAGCTCATCAGCAGTTGTCTGACACTATGGCTCAGATTGGTGCTGTCGCCGAGCCTGTCCTTAACTCTCTTATCAGTCTTGGCGGTAAACTCCTCGAACAGCTCTCACCATTGATTGAGAGTGTGGCAAACAACCTTGCCCCTGTTTTAATCAACATTTGCGAAGAGGTCGCCCCGATAATTGTATCAATGCTTGAACAGATTATGCCATTGATTGAGGAATTGCTCCCGTTTATAGCTCAGCTTATAGAGCAGTTAGCCCCTCTCATCATACAGATTGTTGAACAATTGTTTCCGCCTTTACTGCAGATTATTCAGGATTTACTTCCGTATTTTATGCAGATAATTCAGGCTATAATGCCTCTGTTTAGCACGCTTGTAGAGCTCCTGATGCCCGTAATTGAGATGTTTATTCAGTTGGCGAGTGTTCTGCTCAACGGTTTATTAGCGGCACTTACTCCGATTATAGAGGACTTAGCTACATTTTTGAATGATTTGCTTACACCTCTTATCCCGATTATCAGTGAGTTGTGCGATACAATTGTCGGCATTCTACAGCCTGTTTTTGAACAGCTATCACCTGTCATCTCAATGGTTTTTGATGCTCTTCGCCCGGTTCTTGACCTACTCGGTGAAATGCTTGAAACACTTATTCCTGCTCTTGTTCCGGTGATTGAATGGTTGGCGCAAATCTTTTCGGAGGTTTTAGGCGGTGCAATTAAAGGAGTCAAAAAAATTCTTGAACCGATTTCGGGGATTTTTAACGGAATTGTGGATTTTGTAAAAGGTGTTTTTTCGGGAAACTGGGAACAAGCGTGGAACGGTGTTGTTAACATTTTCAAGAATGTTTTCAACCTTTTACCTACATTTGTTGAGAATGTAATCAACGGCATTATTTGGATTATCAATAAGTTGTTGGAAGGCGTAAACTGGGCAACATCAATGATAGGCTGGGAAATAGATCCGATTCCGGAAGTGACCTTACCTCGTTTCCGTGCCGGTATTGATTATGTCCCACACGATAAGTTTGCCGCATATCTTGATGCCGGTGAGGCAGTTCTCACAGCTCAAGAGGCTGAGGAATACCGTCAGTCAAAGCGTGAAGGCAGAGGCTCGGTATTTGAAAACGATTCAACCAATATAGTCAACAATATCAGTATTAACATTCCTTCTGTTGCGATTAATAACGATATGGACATTGACAGCTTGGTTGATGATATCAGCAACAGGCTTGCCGATGAAATAACAAGGAGGCAGAGAGCATATGCATAACTTTTATTTTGCAGACAAATGGCTGTCTTATTTTTGTGGCAGATTCGTACAAGCTCCACAGCACGAAATTTCCAAAAGGGATATTTCAGCAATTGAAATCCCATACAAGGACGGCGACATTCTCCTCGATAATGGCAGGTGGCAGAATGTGGAGTTTGAAAGAGAAATTTGTTTTCTGCCGTATTTGTCTGAGATGTCCGCACATCATCTTGCTAAGGCTGTTACTGAATGGCTGACCTTAAATCGGGGATATCAGAAGTACAAAGACACTTATAATCCCGGTTATTTTACTAAGGCTTACATATCAAATATTGATAGCATTGTACGAGAGTTGCCCTCGTTGCTTACAACCAAAATCAAATTCAATCGTGTTCCTTGGTGGTACTCAGAGATTGGTGCTAAACCTATTGAATTAGAGGTTAATAAGGCGGTGAATTTGCGTAATCCCGAAAAATACGCAAGTTTACCAACTGTCAAGATTACCAATACAAATACAAGCAGTGGCAGTAACGCTAAGGCTAATTTAACTATTAACGGAACAAAATATACATTGTCTTGCGTTGCGGGCTATGACTACGCTCTACTCGACGGCGAATCGATGCAGAATAGAGCGTATAAGTCTGACGGTACATCGAAATTCATCAACGATGCATTACCACCCGAATTTTTTGTCGGAAACAATCAGGTTACGGTTACAGCTGTTAGCAATGCCGAGGTTAGCATTACCCCGAATTGGAGGTGTTTGTAAATGTTTTATCCCTTGCTATACGAATTGAAAAACACAACCCATATTTTGAATCAAAATGCAATGTTTAAAATCGGTATGATGACCGAGATTATAAGCGGAAAAGTTACCGAAGAACGCAACGGCAACTATTTGCTTGAAATTGAGCTTTTGGTGACAGATGACTGCGCCGATTTGCTTGATACACAACTCTTTGTCAAAGCAAAACCAAATCCGACAGACGAACCGCAATTTTTTGAAATCTATAATTTGCAGTACAAAGATAAAAAATCCGTTGTAATCAAAGCAAAGCATATCAAGCATAATTTGTATAACAATTTTTTGGTTGAAGTACAAAATCAGACAGACATAATGTGCACACCTGCGGAATGGTGGTATCGCCTTTGCACGGGACATGAGGAGGGCTTGCAAACGCAAATGACCTTGTGGGCGCACTACTTTAAATTTACATCTGATATCACCACAAAATCCTCCATGACACTCGGTTTTGTTACTCCGTGTACTCTCGGAGATTTTATGGGCGGTGCAGACGGTTCGCTTGTTGACGTGTTTGGCGGTGAATATAAATACGACAACTTTAACGTATCGTTGCTCAAGAACCGTGGGGCGGTTACAGGCTATCACTTACGCTGGGGCAGTAATATCAGCAGCCTTGTGCAAACGCTTAATTCAGACGACATCTGTTCCCATGTTGCGGCTTATGCTACTTGCCACGACACATACAACAACAAGAACGTCATCCTCTGCTCACAACCGCAAGAACTCAAAACCCATAAATCTAAGCTCATTAAAGTGAAAACGGTTGATGTGTCGGACGGTGGTTCGGTCTACATCGGCGATGAAACAGGTTACTGGGATTTCAACGCTCACACAGGCGAAAACAAGGACTTTTTAATCCAAAAGCTAAATATTCAAGCACAGGTTTTAAGAGGAAAGCTTGTAAGCACAAACGGAGCGCCTACGCTCAACGTAAAGGTTGACTATCCCCCGACACTTAATGAAATGCTTGGACTGCATTTATGCGACACGGTGTATGTTGATACTGAAAACGATAGCTTGCAAGCAAAAATAATTAAAACAGACTATGATTTTGTGCTTGAACGGTGGAACAGTCTCGAACTCGGCACAGCGAAGTCAAAGTTATCTGATTATATAATTAAATGAGGTGATAAAATTTGAACATTAATCATACAAAAATGACACTCGAAATCAACAGCTGTAAGAACTACGAAATCTTAGAGGTCAGACAGGGCGACAAAGGCTCACGCATTATTGATTTTGCGTTCACCGTCAACGGTGAAACTGTTGACCTTGCCTCTACAATGTCAGCAAAAGTCAATGCTACGGTTGACGATGTAATCGTTGCGGACAGCGTAGCCGCTGTCGTTGACACCGAAAATAATGTAGTCACAGTTACGCTTACAGACACAATGCTTGCATTATCGGGCATTTGTAAGATGGACATTGTGCTTATGGAAGGCGACGAAATCATAACTGCTGAAACCGTTTGTTTGCGTATTGGAAAAAGCGTAATCAACGATGACAGTAAAGCTTTTCCGGGCGCCAGCTCTATTGTGGAAATCACAAAAGAAGTCAAAAACGCAAGAGGCGGTCAAAATTCGCTCGGAGCAAGGCTTGAAAAAGCAGACAAGAGTATCGCCCGAAAACTCGATTCGATGCCATTCGACAGCGAACCCAAATATAATAGCCCGTGCTACCTCACGAGCGGTACGGTTTACAATAGCATAAACAAGTTGAAGCGTTATTTAATAAATCTGGGCTTACAAGTTTTTGAATCATACCCCTATCAATGGATGTATGCGGTTAAAGACATCCGTGTTACAGACGGCAGCACTATTGCTATAGGCTATGTCAAACGAACACCCACAAGAAATAATATCGTACTTTATCTTGTTGAGAACGGTGCATTATCAGCCGCCAAATTGTATGCTAATGTTGATTCTGACATAACGGGGTATGCAACTTACTCAAATTTAAATAAGACTATTACGATGACAGTAAATTGGGATGAAATTCCCTATAATACTGATGTGCAGTTTGGTAAGAATTATGTTCTTTGTTCGGAGTGGTGTTACGGCAGTACAAGACTTGAATATCTGTTGAATAAAGTAAAAGAGGAAGCTGTTAGTTATGCCGAAAACAAGACTTCAAGTTTTGAATCGACTGGAAAAGCAGACAAAATTGTATCTAACGTGCAGATAATTGGCATGAATCACACCGATGCTCGTTTGCTTATCAGTAATTTTAATCGACATTTTAACGGTGATGATACAAATTTATTGTACATCTATACAACAGACGATACAGGTGAAACAGCAAATCTTATCAAAGGTGTAAGAGTTGCTGAGAAAACTGGCACTGCAACTGTTGATTTATCTGAAATTGTGTCCGGTGCCACTATGCGGTTTGATTATGATTTCTCAATGATTGCTGACGGCACGAGGCTGCAAGGCACAGGTACAGGATTTCTTATCAAGAAAAATTGCTACAATCTTGAAAGTGTATCGAAATCAGATTTTGAAAATTATGAGGAAAAAATTCCGATTGATTTTGGATTTTTTGAAAAATTTGCAATTGTAGGTGATTCATATGCAAGTGGTGAAATTTATGTTGCTGATTCCTCACAGAGTAAAGGATATACTGTAGCAGATTATTATCAGAAATCGTGGGGTCAAATTTTAGCAAGAAAGCACGGAGCAACCTGCATAAATCTGTCTGTAGGCGGTCTTACAACCCGAACGTGGCTTACCAATTCTCATGGACTTGCCAAAATGCTTGCAGAAAAACCGCAAGAATTATATTTATGTGCTTTGGGTATTAATGATGAAATTTCCCTCGGAACTTCGTATATCGGCACGATTAACGATATTAAAAATTATGCTTCCTATTCCGATTATAGAGATACTTTCTACGGAAATTACGGAAAGATTATTGAGCAAATCAAGGAACACGCTCCAAAGTCAAAAATTGTGCTTATGTCTATAGCGTATCTTTATAACGTAACAGAGGATAGTTTTACTGCGGCTATAGAAGAAATAGCAGAGCATTACGGCATTCCTTTTATAAACATAAAGGACGACGCTTTTTATGCTAAAGACAGCATTTACAAAACGGGGCAGTCGTATAATCATCCGACAGCACCTTTATACGCTGGTATGGCACAAGCAAATGAAAGACTTTTTTGTCGGTGCACAGTTAACTATTACAATTATTTTAATGACTTTACCGGAAAATAAAATTTGATTTTCTTATACAAAATTAAATAACGGAGGTAAAAATTATGGAACTTAAAGAAAAAATCACACTCGATATGCTCACAAAGGACAGCGTGTCGGTACTCAGACAGCAGTTTTTGACCTTTAACGGTGAAGAAATGCAGGTCGGCGGAAACATCCGCAATGCATATATGAATGACGAATTCGGCAGAGAACAGTTGAGAAAGGTTCTCTCTGACGAATACTTCAATGCTGTCATGGCAGTTTGGGGCGACAATCCAACCGTTGACGAGCCGACAGAAAGCGAGGTCGAATAAGTGACAACTGAAATTATTATCGCTTTAATCACGCTTGCAGGTTCTGCGGTGGGTACTCTTGGCGGTATTGTGATTAACAGTCAAATGTCGAACTATCGCATTGAACAGCTCGAAAAAAAGGTTGACAAGCATAACAGCCTCATCGAGCGTACATATGCGATTGAACAGCACAACGCGGTTGTGGACGAAGAAATTAAGGTCGCAAATCACAGAATTGATGACCTCGAAAAAATCAGCGAAAGGAAAGATTAAAAATGAAAAAAATTTTCACCAAAAATTGGGCGAAAGCTACGGCGGTCAGAGCGATTAAGACCGTTGCACAGACTGCTATTGCAACAATCGGAGTATCTGCCGTTATGACAGATGTAAACTGGCTTGCAGTAGGCTCGGCATCTTTGCTTGCAGGTGTATTGTCTGTGTTGACAAGCATTGCAGGTTTGCCCGAAGTTTCGGAAAACTAACTAAAATAAAAGGATAGCCCAGTTGAAAATTAAATTTCTTCTGGACTATCTATGTTTTTTAGATTATTGTTACGAAATTACTGGTGTGCCGGTTATATATGGTGGAAGTCCATCTGGGTAAAGTTTAATGAGATTTTTGTAATTTCTTTTATAGTTTTCATTATTTTTGATTGATTTCTGCCATTTGCGTACTGCATTAAGAATATTATTGCAAAAACGCTTAACATCAATATTTAAGGCACCATCTATAACATTGTTATGAAAAGTTATGCCTTGACAAGTTGGTGCTAAAAATATAATTCGTGAATATGAAGATTTTTCATGTGTGGTTAGTGCTTGATGCACATATGAACAACGGAAATGGTAACAATCCTTGCCGGAAATAGATAGATCGCCCGGTTCTTTTGCGTAAGTGTCATACCAAGCAATATATTTATAATTTTTTGCTACGCCGTCATCTGATTGCAGTGCTCCACAAATATCGGGCAATGTTAGAGAAGCTTGCAACGCTAAATAGTATAGTTTAGCGTCTAATGCCCGTTCAATTTCTTTTAAAATCAACTCCATATGATTCACCTCCCTTCTATTATGAATTATACCATATTATTTATAAAAAATGTAGTAAAAGTGGGGAGTGCATAAAATAAAAACGAAAGTGAGGAATAATAATTATGTCAACAAAAAGAATCTATCTCAGTCCGTCGAATCAGAACAGAAACACCTATGCAACGGGTGGTACAAACGAAATGGCTCAGTGCGACAAAATTGCCGCTGCAACAGCCAAAGCTCTCAAGCGTTGCGGTTTTGAGGTGATGGTCGCAAAGTCGGGAACGCTTATGCAGACACGCTGTCCCGAATCGGACAAGTTCGGTGCAGACATTCATATGCCGATTCACACCAACGCTTTTAACGGCAAATACACAGGCGGTACAAGAGTTTTCTGCCTGAACTCAAACGGCAGAAAGGCTGCCGAATCGGTGAAAAATGCCCTCGGAGCAATATCGCCCGGCAAGGATGATTCGGTCAGCTACAAAACCGATCTCTACGAAATCAATGTGCCGAAGGCTTTGTCAGTATATGTTGAGTGTGAGTTTCACGACACCGTGACAGGCTCGGATTGGATACGCAAGAATACAGTTGCAATCGGAGAGGCAATCTGCAAGGGTATGTGTAAATACTTCGGCTATAAGTATAAGTCGGCAAGCTCATCAGGCACAACAAAGCCTGCACAGACTGCAAAGCCGACAACATCAAAGCCGAGCACATCAAAAGCGTTTAAGCCGTACATTGTCAGGATTACCGCAAATGACGGTGTGAACATCCGCAAAGGTGCAGGCACGAACTATCCCGTGTGTGGCTCAATCCCCAAGGGCGGAGCGTACACGATCGTAGCCGAAAAATCAGGCACAGGCGCAAAAAAGTGGGGCAAACTCAAGAGCGGTGCCGGCTGGATTGCCCTTGATTACACTGCGAAAATCAAATAAATACATAACAAAACCAAACACATAATTGCAAAAACTCCCCTCACACAGTCATTGAAGATAGGTGAGGGGAGTTTGTTATTTGTAAATTTAATGATTTTGCATAATATCGCATTTTTTGAAAGCCTGAAAGTACCGATTATATCTGACTTTTCCTGCCTTGCATTTGCCTAACATTTTACCTGTTTTTTCCTGTATTTCGGTGTATTTTAGCGTTAAAAAGATATAAAAAATAACCGCACCAAAAGCTAAAAACTGGCTTTCTAATGCGGTTTTTTCTATGGTCGAGGTGACAGGACTTGAACCTGCGGCATCTTGGTCCCAAACCACCTAATAAATGTGTGAAAAACTTAGTGTTTATCGGACTTTTCAAGTTCGGTTGCCTAACATTTGCCTTGCATTTATTTTTTAGCTTATTTTACGATTGAGAAAATCATCAAGTTTTTTCGCAGGTGCTTCAGTATCATCTTGCATTAAATGCGTGTAAATGTTCAAGGTGGTTTCGGGTTTGGTATGCCCTAACTGGTGTTGAATGTAGAGAATATCAT